AAGCAAGATTTGATTGGCACACATTCCTTGGTTTTTTCAAATCCAAGGATAGTGTGGCACGTTCTCCAATTGTCATATGCCATTACCTTGACTTTCCAGATGCATGGATTTGCAAAACTGAAAGTCTCTCAACGTAAATCTGCCAAGGCGTGGCAGCTTAGCTCACAGAATTTGTTCACGAATGTGTTCCGATTCATTTTGAGTCAAGTTCTTAGAAAAGAATTTACAGATGAGAAAGAGAAGGACCTTATTAAATTATTAAAGGTCTCTCTCAGTCGAGGTACCTCCCTAGCGTGGGAGCAAGATGAGCTACCGGAGGGTGATTTCATTGAATTGATTCCGAAAAATTACTGGGACCAAATTCTGAAACACTCTACGGATGATGAAGTGGCTCGATTTTGTTTTTCGATTCTCCAGTCAAAGGCACTTTGTGAAGAGGTACCTGAGTCGTTTGTACAAGACTCACTGGAAAAACATCGAAAACAATTGAGCAGTCCTCTTCCCCCTCTTCGTCCGGAAATCATTGAGGTCCTGCGTCAGCAGGGCCGTGAATTCGGTCGTACGATGAAACAACATGGATACTATAACCCAAACAAGGGTTTCATGCCTACTAATAAGGCAACGTATTCGTTTCAACGTCTTAAGGGAGGGGTAAAAGGAGATCTTGTGTTCAATGATGTGTTAAGAAACGACAAACATGTACGATTCGACCCCAAGGATCGTCCTGAACCGTTCGTTATTCTTTTAACAGGTCAACCAGGTTCTGGCAAAAGCACTAAGCTTAACCAGATTGTAGCCGGATTGAGTGAACTCTTTCCAGGCACAACCTCAGAAAACCTGACATATCAAAGAACTTGTTGTGTAGAACATTGGGATGGATATACTGGTCAACCGATCACCATCATGGATGACTTGGGTCAAAGCTCCAAAGGAGACGATATCCGAGAATTTCAGACGTTGGTATCAACCTGTCCATACGTTCTCCCAATGGCCGAACTAGAAGATAAAGGAATGTATTTTTCCTCGCCTATCATAATTTGTACGACGAACCTCTCTTTTGGGGAGAGTCTGGCACATAGATATAAGGAGCTTGTCATCATTGATGATAACTCTTTTTGGCGAAGGTTTCACTTTCCAATTCTTTCAGAAAACGGCAACTACTATCGTTGTCATGTGGAAGATTATGATTTCAAACTGAAAAGCAAGAATCAAATTTTTCCACCAGAGGAAAATAAATTACCTCCGTTGAAAGGGATTTCAAATACCCGATCAACCAATGACAACGTAAACAACACAAGATCAGCACTTCAGAAGATGTGGACGGAAATCGACTTAGATAAATGGGATTTTAAACCCGAAATCAAACGTCGATGGAACATCCATCAAAACATCTCTCATCGATGGCAACAGACAATCATGACTGGCATAAATGATACAGTAGATGATTTTTACGACTGGTTGTATTCTCAGGACCTTCCTGAGAGTCTCTCGGATCTGATCCCAGAGAAAAAGACCGAAGTGAACGCCTACCTTTCTTTCCCCGCTTATCCACCTTCGCATCCGTTACCCGTCAGGGTCGAGCCGATCCGTGAGCCACTTAAGGTTCGAACGATTACGGCAGGGATGGGAGAGACATTTTGTCTCAAGCCCTTCCAACATGCGATGTGGAAAACACTACAACATTATCCTCAATTTACACTGACTCACGGAACTAACCGTTTAGAGAAAGGAATTGAGAGGATTTTTGAAAGTAGTAAAGATGGAGAAGTCTGGATTTCAGGCGATTACACGGCTGCAACCGATTCCGTTCCATTAGAGGCTTCCAAAGCTCTTATGGAGGGAATCTTAGAGTCGATAGATCATCTTCCGACGAAACGTTGGGCACTTAAGGAATTGAGTCCTCACCTTCTTGTCTATCCTAAAGCATCGGGGCTAGCCCCGGTGATGCAGGAATCTGGACAGTTGATGGGTTCTCTCCTTTCGTTCCCTTTACTCTGTCTTCTCAATGATTGCACCGCCAAAATGGCAGGTCTTTCAAGGAGTAAGTACTTAATCAATGGTGACGACATCTTAATGAGAGGTCAACCAGAGATTTATCCAAAATGGAAGAGTATCGTTTCTGAAGTCGGATTACAACTCTCAATCGGAAAGAATTATATTCATCCCCGATATGGTTCAATCAATTCCCAGATGGTTATTGATGGAATGATGGTTGAGAGTGGTAAACAACGTATCTTGGATCGGAAAACCCGGGTCCTTGGCGAGTGTGTCAAGGATTTCCAGTTAGCAATGACGGAACATTCTGTGGAAGAGTCCAATGAACTTTTCCTGAGTGTAAATCGTCAGAAGCTGGCTAGAACTGTGAGGAATTTAGGTATACCCTATTCTCACGGTGGGTTGGGATTTAGTTGGGATGAGACCCACTTGAAGAAAACACGGAATCCGTACACGGCTAAGGCTGTATACATCCATGATCTTCTAAAGCGAATCAAACCAAATTCTAATTCCATTTCCGTTCCATATTTTGCCAAAAGGGACTTAACTAGAACAGAACTACGGATTCAGGAGGCTCAATGTTTAGAGCCGGTAGAATCGAGGGAGTCCCATGAGGAACATCTTCACATCGGAAGCCTTAAAGGGGTTTCTCCTCGTATTGAGGGTCATCCCGTCTTGCGTGAAATAATCGCAAATAAAGACATTCGACATCTACCACCGTTACCGTTCATTCATACGTTCCAGATTCCCATTCGAGAAAATAAGGATATTGGTGTCATTCAAAATAAAATTGACACTACATTTTTCCAAAGTTTACTCGAAGGGTGTCCCTATACATATCATGATTTTAGAGAACACGTGCTTAAAGGACTTTGTGACATAAAGGATTCAACAAGAGAGGAATTGAAGGTAGGTTTTACCCTACACGATTTCCCCGCCGAATTGGATTTCCTTACTCTGGACTTAAACTATACTGTAAAACCTTTTTCGAAAGATGACTTTGTTAAAAAACTCGGTCAAACCCTGTGTCCAAAGGACAATGGGGTAACTCTCGAAGGAATGTTAGGTATAGATTTCTCTCACCAACTGGATGAAGATGAAAGACGAGCTACAGAGTTGTTCAGTATTGAACTTATGTCAGAAAAGCCCAACTATGATATAGAAGAATTTGATTTATTGGATGTGTTTCGGGAAAGAAGAACCAGGGGGCTAGTCCCTCCTTCTGGATCCGATCCATTATCCATATAATCTATTCTTTTTAACCTTAGGTTCCAAACCAGTTTTAACACTGAAGTATTGCCTAAGGCCTTTCTAAAGTTTGAATCCCAAGTCCTTTGAAGAACTTGTTCAGACTCAATAGAAAGTATCATAGTAACCAATCAAACGCGATTAGGTCAAAAAAAGCCGACTGAGTTTCATGGTTAGCGAATGCAACTTATGTTGTGCCTTCGGGCCTCCATGAAACCAGGCTATGATTGTGATTGTTGGTATCGATTTAATATCGAGACTTGGCGGAAGATACTTAGCTCCTGGGACAATAGTCCACTTCAAAAGGGAGGGTATCATTACGCTGTCTTGATCTCTTAGAAAGAGATCAAACAACCACATAGCCAAG